GTTGTCACAGTACCCGCCATCGCTTGCGATGAGATCATTAGCGCTAAAGCGCTGGCAGCAAAGGTTGTGTAAGTCGCTGAATTTATTTGCGGACGCATCATTGAGAATTCCCCTTCTATTGGCAAAATGTGAGGGAGTGAGATAAATATACAGGGGCATGCGTGATAAGTGGGATGTCGCGGGCTGGGATGGGATACAGCGGGATGCCAACTTGAAAAACATTGTTAGCAAATGGAAATTAAAAAAGGCTGATTTGATCTTCATTTACTCGGAACTGTTGCACTCTTTTAACTATATTATAAATAGTCCGCACAGATACATTGAACTGTCTTGCCAGTGCAGAATGATTGTTTCCAGTGAAAGCATCATATATTTCTAAGTCTCGTTTTGCGATCTCAAAAGCGTAGTCCTTTGGAAAGTTCACTAATTGCCCTCCCCAATGCACGGCCAGGAATGAGGCAAGCGCGACACCTGCTTGCTCAGCCAAGTCAGCATTAACACCATGCTCAGATAGAGTGATCTTAACGTGATCAGCAATATCTGTTAGCAGTTCATGCCGTAGCTGTTCCATTCTTGACTTTTTAGTAGACATACTTTAGCTTCCTTCTGACAATAGCAATTGGTGCTCTAGGCGATCTAACAATACCTGCATCTGTTTGATACTTTTGCCGCTTGGCGATTGGTTTGAGCTTGCTATCTGAATGCCCAGTTGTTCATATAAATGCATGATGCGCTCGGACATTGAGCGCTTGATTTGCTCTTTATCTAATGCAGCGATCAGTGCCTTTAATTGCTTTTCACTGCGCAGCCATGCACAACGCTGAATACCAAACATCTGATTAGCAATCGCATCGGCATACGCCCAAGAGAGCTTCATATCAGCTAGCAGTGCTTCAACTTTTGCGATCATCGCAGGCATGCTATGACTGTTGAAATTGTGAGGTTTGCCTTTTGTACGATTCGTTTTTTTAGGTTTCCAGCCGAGACGAACCAGCTCATCTAAAACAGCGGCAGCAGTCTTGGATGTCAGTTGACTGGATGAGCGCACACCAGCAGTGCGTTCCAATACAGCTCTGTAGCCATCATCATCCATGCATAGCTCCTGGCGAGCGATGTGGATTTTTGCTTGTTGCGCGCGTGTAATACTCATATCACACCCCGCAACCAGGACTGCTCAAAACTGCCTGCCTATCGGCTTTAACGCCTTGATGAAAGCTTACTTTTTTTCCATCAGAACGGCCTTGATAGTAAGCGCTGTGATCACATCCACGAGCTTTTGCTCCACGCTGAGTTACTTTTGCAGTAACAAGACTTCTATAATTGGTAGAGATCCAACGTTTAGTAAGGCCTTTATCTTGATCACTAACCTCGGCTGAAATTACTTGCTGTCTGACGGATGAGACCCAGCCTTCAGCGTACAAGTCTCCGCGCATCGTTTTGGTTGTACGCTTTAGTCGCTTATTCAGTGTTTTAAGAAAATCGCTTCGACCTTTTTTTAACTGCCGCAGAAGAACCTCATATGCGTAACCGGCAATCTCAGGTGAGCTATTAACACCAATGAAAACCACCTTGCTTCTCCATTCATTCCAGTTGACAAGATTGTCTTCATAAACGACTTCCACACCGAATGCTGTGCAAACCAATTTAGCTAGCTGCGCGATCCATTGTGGCGGGGTTTTGCCAGCGCCTGATTTAACTTTGCTGGTTGTAATCTCACTTAATTCCATGTCTTCGCTAGTAATTCCATGTTTGGACATTAACGCCTGCGCTTGGCGAAGCGCTGTTGCAGCTTCGTTTGGGTTATCCGAACCAGCCAAAGCTAAGCATTTTTTGATTTTATCCAGTATTTTCTGATCCATTTCCTACACTCCCGCAATATCCAGGCTAATAGCTTTGTACTGGTCAGAATCACCTACGCGCTCATAAAAGCGCACATAGGCTTTGCTACCAACAACCTGGCATGCATCAGCAATTGCCTGCATCGCTTGCAGCCAGCGCGCATCTTCAATATCCATACGGCGCAATGCCAAGACACGAGCGGTACGAATTTCTCCTTTTTGATCAACGCGGAATGCGTCGTTAACAAGAGTAAGCAGTTCTGGCCGTGCTCCTTGGCTCCAGTCACATAAGCATTCATCAATCAATGCTTTCGCTGCTTGTAATCGCTCATCAAAGGACAGGCTTTCTTGGATGGCACGTACCACTTTGTAACGGCCATCAAATGACAGCAAGGTCACATTGCCTTTCTTGCCTCCCAGACTTACGCCGTACTCTTCTGCGCTCATCTCAACAAAAGCTTCAATATCTCCAAACATTTCAGCTTTAAATTTCATAAGCTGCTCACGCTCAGCTTTAGCCTTTTCAACCAGCTCAATGACTAACGTATCGCGAGCGAGGTCAATCGGCTTAATATTGCCTTCCTCCCATAGACGGCCCTGGGCGTCACGCTTGTATCCAGTTGGGATATCTTGTGCTTTCATGATGTTTCTCCTTGGTTTTGCATTATTTGATTTAAATTACGAGCACCTAAATAAACGGCTTCATCAAGCGCTTTATCAATGGCGGCATATGCATATTTATGTACTCCATACGCCACTACATCGGCACGTCCGAGGAGTGAGAAGCGGATATGTGCCATCCAGCCATTAGCAGTGCGATATAAGCTAACTAGGCCGTACTTTGTGGCGTTGTCCCAGCTGCTATCTAGCTGCGTGTCAATAACTGTGGGAGTCATACACTGCGCTCCATATCCACTGAACTTTGCTTAAGCTGCCGCTCAAGTTCACGTTGGCGGGTTCTTGCAAATCGCATGTCACGTGCAAAACCCACGACCTGCTTATTAGCAATCAGTCGTAGCATTCCTGGGCCACTAATCAATATTTGAACTAGCACATCACACCCCCGTAATCAGTTCGGCGGACAAAACTGGTAAGCCAATGGAAGCGGCTTCATTCATCGCTGCGCTTAATACGTTATGAATAGCTAACGGATACAGCAGACTGTAGTTGCCTCCACCAGTTAATTTGGCTCTTAGCGCTTCAACTGCATTCAGGTCCATTACAGCTTCTAATGGCTTATCAATAAGCCCGAAACGATGACGCAAATAGTTTTCTAGCTCTGTGCCCAATGGGTTTAAGGTGACAATTTCACAACGTTGCACGACCTCACGCACAGTCGGATTACGCTCATCCAGCTTTTGCGATAGCTCTGTTTGTCCTACTAATACAATCCCAAGTAATTTCTGGAAGCCGTCTTCCAGCTCAAAAAAGCGTTTCAGATGCTTTAGGGTTGGCAGTGGTAAGCCGTGCGCTTCTTCGATAATCAACACATGGCGATTGCCTGCGCGATGGCTTTCACGTAGCGCGTCATGAATCTGTCTAAATCGTGCCTCTGGACTGCGCTTTGCAGCAACACCTGGAGCAATGCATGCCATAACAGCTTCTGCTATATGGCCAGCTTTCAAGGTTTTACCCTTTATGTCGTTGTCTTCCATGCCGAGCACATAAGGCTCAATCACGATCACTGGCTGACTCTCACGATTAATCCACTCAATAAGATCGCGACGTAGCGTCGACTTGCCAGCCCCTGACTCACCGACAACGGCAATAAAACCACCGAACTTAGCGGTCTGTCGCAATGCCTCACGCACATAGCGTGAGTCCGGTGTCATAAACACCTCTTGAGCGCTACGAACCTCATCAAAGGGGTTGCGTACCAGACCAAATGCACGGCGAGCGTCTGGTGTTAATGATTGTTTGCGTAGTAACATGGCTTCGTCCTCCTGGGACAGAGTGTTTTGAGGTTCTGTTTGCTGCAGTTCCTCAGTTTCAAACGCGGTGCTAACAGCGTCTTCTGTTGCACCGCACTCTTCTAAAAAAATCTTAATATCTTCTTCCAAATCCAATCGACTCAAAGACTTTGGCCACTGGCTGTGATTGATCAACTGAGCAATAGCTGCTGGGCTTAGATCGACTGCACGAGCTAAGTCAGCTTGTGTTTTATTGATGCATGCAAGTACTGTTTTTAACTTCAACATTAGTGATTACCTCCAACGACTTTGAGGCTCGGTTTTGGATTGCGTAACTGTTGCTCAACGCTGTGCAACGCATCCTCCTGAATGCCGTTTGGATAGTTCTTTTGTAACCATTGAAAATGCTCAGGCTGCCATGCGTCCGACATGCTGTTACGCAAAGACTTAGCCGCCTGCAAATGGGTCAGCGGCTGCACAACAACATCCGGTGCTTGTAGGCTGTGCTCAGTACCACGGCGCGGCATAAAGATGGGTAACTCTGCCTCCTGGATAGGTTTGTAAGGGTCAAACTGTCCTTGCAATGGCAGAGTTTTTGCCTTACGCGCCGCCTCTGCTTCACCAGCGGTTTCAGTGCCAGTCATTAGCAGCTCAATCGCTTGCTTGGATTTTTGTGCAGCAGTAACCGCCGGACGGCTGTAACTTTCACCCAACACAGGAGCCTCAACATCAAAGCCCAGATCGTTTTTGATAATGAGCGGTATGACATAGAATGTTTCTCGACCGTCTTCGCCAATCAACACTGCTTGAGCGGCATCTGAACGCCACGGGTTTTTAGTGATAAGCAGCTTTTGACCGACCATGATATTAGGCACCTCGGCAACGCTGTATTGGTCACCGTCAAAGCTCACCTTTAAACCTGTCGTTACTTTGCGCTCTACGGGTTGCGCTACTGCTAATTCACGGCAGACTTCAATGCTGGGAGCTTTAATCAGCTGTTCCTCTGTGATGGTCAGCCAAGCAGCGGTGCGGCTTTTACCGTGCCGGCGGTGCTTTTGCTGTACGTTAAATACCGAGCGCCAAATCATTGCCAGTGCATTCAGCTCTGCCAGGTCCGCTACATTTCTAAAGCGCAAACCACTTTCAAACTTACGCTCAATGATGTTGCGGGCGTTCTCAACTTGACCCGTTGCCCGTGCAATACCTGGTGCGTGCGCAATCGCTTGAATGCCTAAGCTACGGCACAGGTTCTGAGTCATTGCAGAGGTATTTGCAGAGCCTGGGTCCATATATAAAATATGCGGAACACCGTGCAGCACATCACCATTGCCACGCTCTTGCATCGCATTAATCAGCACATTGCATAAGTTCAGGCCGCTTTCAGCACCCATCACATACTCAACATAAATCCAACCGCTGGCATGGTCGGTAATCTCGTATGACCACACCCGATCAGCCATTACCCGCGCAACGTTTTTGGGTTTGTTTTTATAGAACTCATCGCTATTCATAACCTGCAACCCGTTCGCCTGACTGGCCTTGGGCGTGAGGTAATACAAAACACATAAACTGGCATCAATCTGCCACACGTGGTTCGGGTGGAGGCTGCGCAGTTGGCTGTGCGGATCAGGCTGGCTTAATTGCTCAGGGTGTAATCCATAGCTATAGAGTGCGCGACTGATAGCGCTTTCACTGAGAAGGCGTACTTCTCCTGTGTTTTGATCAATGTATTCTGCTTTAATAAAACCGTTAGCCCGCAAGGCATCAACCGCATCAGCCAGTGCGTACAACCGCTTATCATTACCACGCCGAGTTTCCATCATTACGCCAGATATAATCATGGCTTCATCACGGTCAAGCGCGCTTTGTCCTGCGTCGCTGCGTTGTTTGCGCGGTTTCTTCACAGTGGTCAGCTCCTTGAGCTTGCGATGTAGTGTTGCGAGACTGATGCCCAGCTGTTCACACGCTTGCTCATAAATAACCTGCTTGCCGCCATGCTCTGCATTACGCGAAGCCTGAGCTATAGCGACTAATTGCTCGATCATCACGGCATTCATGTTTAAATGCCTCGCTCAGCACGCAGAGCTGCAACAGCCTCTTGAGTGGCAGCAACGGCTTCTGGGTTCAGAAAATCAAAGGTTTCTTCAAGGTCGTCTGGTAATTCATAGTCATCGCGCAGGCGCAAAATCGCCATTTCCAACTGCTTAATCAGCGACACCATAAATGGCCGTTGGTCTTGCTCACTCTCTGTGCCAAACGCATGCAGCACATCAAACGCTGCACGTAGCTTTTGAGTGATGCCTGACTCCACATCAATCGCGGCGGCAGTTACCTCGATGCGTAATTCTTTATTGGCTTCATCAATGCTGAGCGACTGGATACGCTTGCGGGTTCGTTCCAGCTCAAAGCGCACGTTGTCCAGCTCCTGATTCTTTTTAGCCAGCACTTCGCCTTGGGCTTGATAGTCAGCAACAGCTTCATCACGCTCACTGCTCAGCTGCTCTTTTTCTTTGAGGTGCTTGCTGATGATCTCTTCAGCCAGTTCAACAAAGCTTTCTTTATCACCGCTTTTAGCAACCTCAATGAGCGCCTCTTTAGAATCGTCGGGCAGCTTGCGGAACTGGCGCATTTCGCGGTAGCCGATGCCCATAAGGCTCATGCTTTCCAGTGCTTCTTCGCCGAATGTTTTAAGACTCTCAATCGCTTCGTTAGCATGCTGTGGCGTCCAGTTGAGCAGTCTGCAAAACTCTTCCCAAGTACCTGATAATTGAAGACCGTCTTCATTTTTTTGACCAGCTAAGGCCCTGTAGAGCTTGTTTTCTTTGACGTAGGCTAACTTTGAAGTGAAGACCGTCTTCGAAAATTTATTAAACGCATCTGCCATTTGCGCCTGCCCAAGTAGCTGATTCACTAGAGCATGCTCTGCGCTGTTTTGGTTGAGTAACGCTGCCGCTGTGTTTTGAATATCTTCCACAACTACTGCTTGTTCTACTTTTTTAGTTGCCATTATTCTTCTCCTGGGCGCCTGCTAAAATGCGCTGATTGATCTCATTGATACGGTTTTGTGCGTACTGCATTTCCTGTGCATGCGCTTGTGCAATTTGCAGTAAAGCGATGCCGGGGGCAAAGCGCCCGGTATCAAGCTTGACCGCAAAGCCCTCACTGATCAGGGTGTTCAGCGCGCGGTTGACGCTGCTTGGGCTTTCGTTCAAAGCCTTGGCTAACTCGCCATTGCTCACGCCAGTCAACGCCTGCCCCTTGAGCGCCTTTAAAACCCGCAAGGTACGCACACCCACATCACTGACTCGTGTTTTGCTCATGATGTGAATCCTCTTTTAAGACAGCTTTCTGTATAAGGCTTTTCCGGTTATCTGTGATATCGCTAGGCAAGCCGCCACAAGCCTCATGCAATATTTTCCCAAGCAGCAACGCGATCTCAGCAGAAAACTTTGAATTCACGAGGTTTTTTATTGTTGATTGAAGAGCCTCAGTGCCATCCTCAAGAGTCTTCTCTGTGACGGTGATTGTTACTGCCGCTTTTGTGTTCGTGGCTTCTCCTGTTGGCAGCCATGCTTGCGCACCGCTGTAAGCATCGCCGCCAACTGCTTGATGAATGTCTCCAGCATGGTTGATCGCCAAACAGCCCGGTTCCCAGCCTTGCGGGTTATCCAGTTCACGTTTCCAACCTGCCACGACTCCATTAAAAATCACCACATAACCTTCGAGGTGATCTCTATCGCAGTCTTCTAACCAAGTACGAGCAAGATCTAATGCTGTTTTAAAGTCCATGTTGGTTCCCTTTCGTGGTAGTGATAAACAGTGTAAGAAAGTGTTAATCTTCAACCGGCAGGCCGAGTGCCAGACGCACTTCACGGCCTTCACCGAACTGACCTTTGCGGACGCCTGCCATGGTGTCGGTGACGGTGCGGTAGTTGAAACCATGCTCCTCTGCCCAGCTCTTCAGGGTTTTCCCTTGGCTGCGCAAACGGTGCTTAATTTCATTGGGTGTAGGTACGGCTTGAGTGGCCATCACAATCTCCTATTTAAAAAGTGCGAGGTACAGACGTGAAAAGCGATGAGAAAAACTTGGTCGCGGATGCGTTGGAGTCAATTCAGTGCGGGATGGATGATTTGAGTGCGCAGCTTGCGGCGCAAGAGGCGTTGCTGCACTGTTTAATGAAACGGCTTGACAAGCAGGGACTGATAGAGATTCTTGGACTGGTAGAAGACCTGTCTTTGGTTGCTCGTGTGCACGAAGAGCCTGTACAGCGCGACCAATTGCTTGCCTTGTCTGAGCGGCTGAGGCGGATTGGGTAAAGGATTCATAAACGATAGCGGCTAGTTGTGCAGCCTGTTTATAAGAAATAAAGCACTTACCGCTAGCGTTGGCAGCTTCATATCGAGTGGCTTCAGTCGGTGTGATATGAGTCATTTTTTACTCCGTAGATAACAGTTAATATCTGTGTATGGGTGTTATTATGAGAACTATAATTCTCTATGTCAAGGCTATAATGTGAACTATTCTTATCTTTGCGGTGAGCGAGTTACAGAAGAGCGTCAGCGCTTAGGCTTAAGCCAGGCTGATGCTGGTGCTTTGTGCGGTGTGAGCCGAGAGATGTGGGGCAAATACGAAAGAGGTAAAGCAGTAATGGGAACAGAAGTTCTCTCAAGATTTGCCTTGAACGGAGCTGATGCGTTGTACATCCTCACCGGTCAACGTAACGCTGCTACGCCGGCTCTAAAGCCTGACGAAGCTGCTCTGCTGGACAACTACCGCCACGCCCCTAAAGAACAGCAAGAGATTCTGCGCGCAACCAGTGCAGCTTTTGCCAATAAACCTACGGCTACTAAGGCAAGTAAAGATGTGAAGATAGGCGGTAAAGGTCACCGTTTTGCCTTAGGCGACTATCACGAGAACAAGTGATGCTATGGATAGAAAAATAGAAATAACAGGGCAAGAGCACCGTATTGCTTTAGGTGACTATTACGAACATACAGAAGTGATCGGGGCCACGCTGTGGGATTTAAGTGATACAGAGTTAGCTTTAGAGAAAAAACGTTGCTTAGACAAGTTCAAAAAAGCGCAGACTTATATGCCATCTCTCAAGATTTTAATGCGTATAGCTTTAAGTATTGGTGCTGTGTTGCTGTATGTGTGGCTGACGCCAGGATTATTAGGAAATTATGCTCCTATCGTTTTCGTTCCGTTGTTTGTATTTACGCTGATCATCCCTATGCGAAAAATAGTTGAAGAAACTGATTTTAACCGAACAGCATTTCAATATTATCAAGAGCGTTTGAAAATAATAAAACTGATAGAGCACGATCGCGAAGAATAGTAAACAGTATTTATGTGCAGGAAAAAGCTCAAATAAATCACAAGGAAAATATATGAAAAACGTAATCGCTATCGCAATGGCCGGCTTACTACTCGCTGGGTGTGCCTCGCAGTCAAAGGTTAGAACCGTTCAATTGAGCCAAACTTTTGATACCACAGAAGCGCAAAGGCTTTTACAGCCTGGTGTAAATATAGTTCAAGGCAGTGCTCTGATTCGTCAGCAAGGTGGCGGTGTAGTTACCTGTGCAGGACTACAAGTGCGTCTCGTACCTAAAACGGCTTATGCCGATGAGCGTGTTCGGGCGATTTATGGCAATAATACAAAAGGTTTTACACCGATTCATTTAGCTCAAATAGCTTTTACGCCAGATCACCCAGGTTATCTGCAATACACCAAAGAAAAATTATGCGATGCCCAAGGCAACTTCCAATTTAATGATGTAGCCGACGGTGACTTTTATCTGGTCAGCCAGATTTCATGGGTTGTGGCACAGCGCCCGCAAGGTGGCAGTCTCATGCAGTCGATCAGCGTCAGAAACGGCCAAGCTCTCCAAGTTGTTCTGAGTCCGTAATCGATATGGCTAAAATTATTTCAAAAACACAATTCGCAGGTGTTGGCTCTATCGTGCAATTGGTAGGCGTGCTGATGGCTGTAGTTAGCACCATATATTACGGTGATGACGGCTTGATTATTGGTGGGCTTGCCGGGCTCGTGCTGCTTGTGATCGGTAGCGCCATGTCCAAAGTGTACCTGTGCTCCGAATGCCATAACCCTGTAGCTAACGCAAAAGTGAAAGTTTGTCCGATTTGTAATATAAACTTTAGAGAGAAGTAGCTAATGCTAGATCCATGGAAACGTTGGGTGCAGTTTCACGAGTTATACCTAAAGAGCTCTCCAGAAGAGGCTCCAAAAATAAACCTGCATGATTTGGTGCCACATTGGACAAAGCGTATTCAGGCAAAAGAAGCTGTAAAGCTTATCAACAAAGAAACAGCAGCCATCCGTGTAGTCGATGTGCGATACGATAAAAAAGCGCATACATTAATGCTTCTGTTTCAATATACAGACCAGAATGTGACAGACCCTGCATTCAGTCATCTTAAAACAGGCGAATTGAGAGTTGAGCCGAAACTAGATGGTGAAGGAATAGCGGTATCTGCTCATGCGTTAATTTCTTTAACGCCGCATGATTCAGAAGGTTTGCTATATCAGTTCTTGCTGGAGGAAATTCCAGGATTAGGACGCTCTCGCGTTTCAGAGTTTATACGATCGGAGCTTAAAGAGATTTCACAAGATCTTTTTGAATACAAAGATCCAGATGCGAATAATGCGTTGAAAAAATACTACCCAGCTGCTGAGATACTTGGTACACCATCTAAAAAGCTTACCGAAGAAATTGAAAGTGGTTGTGTAATACAATCAATAGAGCTTGTAAAGTTTGCTAAAGGCTCTTCGAAGATTGACGAAGAAGGGTTTTATGTGGAGTCTAGTCGGCTGCTAAAATTGGTTCCAGATAAAGGCGTAGGGATACGTGATTTATGGCCTAAAATAAGAAGCCTGGCTAAAAAAGGCGCATACAATGATGTTAAATTTCGTTACAAGCATCCCGCAGGCAAGCAGAAAACCGCTACGATGAATGGTGCTGAAAGTGATATTGTAGACACCTTAGTACTGAGAAGCGAAACGGTTATTGCTGACGAAATACTAGAACAGTGCAGCAAAAAACTAGTCACAAGTATTGTTCGTGGAATGTCTGAATTGCTCACTAATAAAACATAGGTGGGTTATGAGTATTTTGGGGCAGCTGTTTACGCCTGTTGCCTATTTAAGAATTAGGCATCCAGTCAAAGCATGGTTTGACTGGTATATCCCTTTGTTATTAACAGTTGTGTGTGTTGCTTTTATTTTAGTTATTCCAAAACCAATTAAGTTATTTGGCGATCATGGCTTGGTTTTTATCATTACTGATTTAATAAAAATGCTGACAGGTTTTTATATTGCGGCGTTAGCTGCCGTTGCAACTTTCCCTAGGGATAGCATGGATGAGCCAATCGAAGGTGAGCCAGTGACTCTTTCTGTGAAACGTAAGGGAGTCGCTAAAAAATCAGAATTAAGTCGTAGACGTTTTTTAAGTTATTTATTTGGTTATCTGGCATTCATGGGGCTTGCACTTTACTTTGTAGGTGCTGTGTCTTCATTGCTTGGACCTAATCTAACGTTGTTACAGCTCGCTTGGTGGGGCGTGTTATTGAAGTGGTGTTTTGTTTTCGGATATCTTTTCTTTACGATAAATCTTTTGACCACCACATTACTTGGCCTTCATTTCCTGACTGACCGAATTCATCGTTAGTTTTGCAGCGCTTCAAATTACTTCCCGTCATCCAGTAGGCATCCTGTTCGGTAATTGTTATCGAGCCAGGATGTCTGCATGTCTACCTCTACATCGTCTGTACCTTCTTTTTTACGTACCCGCTTACTTGCGGTTGCCTTGGCCGCCAGTGGTGCCGGTTTTGGCGTGGCATCTATCACCACAGCCCCCGTAGCCGCACCTAATCCTGAAGTGTTGCTCGCTATGGAGTTGGGCGCGCATTACGAAGGCATTCGCTTTACGCCTTACCAAGATGCAGGTGGCATTTGGACGGTCTGTCGTGGCATTACTGGTGCTGCTGTAAAGCGCGGTAAAACCTACACAGAAGCGGAATGCAAGCAGCTTGAACTGACTCATTATCAAAGAGTCGAGCGTGAAGCCAAGCAGCTCTACACCCACTGGTCTGAATACAATATTTGGGTACGAGCCAGCATGCTGGACATGCTCTATAACCTCGGCTCACCTCAAGTCCGCACATCAACTCATCGCAAGCTGGCCAATGCCGGAGACCTACCAGGTGCCTGTCAGCAAATGACGCGCTGGGTGTGGGGTCGTGATGCTCGTACCGGTCAAAAAGTTCAATGGAATGGCTTAGTTAAGCGCCGCACAACGACGTCTGAGCTGTGTTTAGACTGGGGCCGTGATGGTCACTTCAGCAGCGTTGTAACCGAATCATGAATCGGGTTCTTGTTTACGTCGCTGTTGCGCTAGTGCTCTTGGCAACATCTTGGTGGGGGGCGCGATGGGCATTAAACGCTGAATACACCCGTGGTTTCGCCGATGCCACCAACGCTTGCCAAAGCAGCAGCCTAGCTACCTTGAACGCGCAAATCACCGCCACACAGGGGCTGGTTGCCGAGGCTCATGCAGCCAGCACGGCTCTTAGTAAATCCATTGCAGAGCGCAAGCAGGCTGATGCTCAAACAACCAAGGAGTTACGCGATGCGTTATCTATTTCAGCTAATGATCGTGCTGGTTGCCAGTATGACGCTAATAGCATGCAGCACATCCACACCGCCCGTCAGCGTGCAGCGCAAGCCGTTACCAGCGGCATACGTAGTGCCTTGCCAGCCACCGGCAAGCATGATGAATGAGCATGTCGATGCTGCGTTAATCGCACTCAAAGAGATGTATGACCTGTATGGCGAATGCGGTGGTCGCCTAATGGATCTAGTGAATTATTTGGAGCAGGATCATGAGTGACTGGATTGACCGAGCGCAAGAGCTAGAACAACGCCAGCGTGATGATGCGCTATTGGCCCACCAACGTCTTGCGCCATTGAGTGACTCTGCTACGCACTGCATGGATTGTGATGAGCCGATCCCTAGCGCACGGCGCTTAGCGGTAGCGGGCGTGCAGCGCTGTGTTGATTGCCAGGAAACATCTGAACTACGGAGTAAGTATGCAAGATAAGCCTGCAATGAAAGTGCGCGTCATCGCCTGTAGTGATCCTCAGATGTGGTACGCCAACCGAGTGGGTGAGTCTATACCGCTTGTTCGTGAAGATGCTGACGGTTATTGGGCTAGAGAACCAGCCGGTTACTTAAATGTTATTAAACGTGCGGATGCTGTCGTGGAATTAGGAGCTAAATAGAATGGTGATTGAAGTGCAGTTCTGGCAGTTGGTAACACTGCTTATTTCGTTTTTTGGTGCTGCTGCAGGAGCTGGAAAACTGTTGTTATCACAGCATCAAAAACACTTAGATATACGTTTCTCAACATTAGAAACGGCGCAGAAAAAAGAATCTGCTAGTTGGCACCGTATTGAACGCGACCTAATGGACTTAAAAGCTGAGCTGCCTATCAATTATGTCCGACGTGAAGATTACATTCGCGGCCAATCCATTATCGAAGCCAAGCTGGATGGGCTGGCCACCAAGATTGAAAACGCTCAATTACGCGGTTTAATGGCTTCAGGAGAACGTAAAAATGAACATTGATACTGCTCGCATTCGTCGTGAAAACTTGCGATGGCTAATCCTTTTAACGCTCAACAATGCACGCCCTGTCGGTGCCTATGAAGGTCCAATCTTATCTGTTGCGCAATCTGAATACCCTGACGCCACTCCATTAGAGTTACGCCGCGAGCTGGATTATTTACGTGGCAGGCAACTTATCAATCTCAACAAAGAGCCATCGGGTCGTTGGTTTGCAGATTTAACCCGTTACGGTATTGATATTGCTGAATACACGGTTGATTGCGAACCGGGTATTGCTCGCCCGCAGAAGTACTGGTGACGGCGATGGCTATTTCTAAGCGCAGTACAATCCATCGTCTGCCAGACGAGGTTAAGCATCACATCGAGCGACGCATTGCCGAAGCCAATATGACGCTTGATGAGTTGATTAACGACTTGCAGGCAACGTTTCCAGAACATAAAGAAGAGTTGCCCAGCCGTAGTGCCGTTCACCGTTATGGCCAAAAGCTGGAGCGTCGCTTGGCTGCTATTCGAGCCAGTACTGAAGCCGCTCGTATTATTCGAGAGCATGCTGGTGACCGTGAAGACGCACGCTCTGAAGCGTTGACGGCGATGATTCAGTCCGAGCTGTTTGAATCAATCATGGAGCTTCAGGAAGCCAGTGAAGAAGAGATGCCTGCTGAAAAGCGAGTTGATCTACTGAGCAAGGCAGCTAAAAACATTGCTACTTTGACACGCTCATCCGTGGCATTGAAGAAGTATCAAGAAGAGGCCGTAGATAAAGCGCGTAATGAGCTACTGGCTAAGCAAAAAGCAGCCCTTGATGCGATGCCGACCCAAATAGGTGTCACTGACGAAACTAAACACGCCATTCGCCAAGCCTTAGGAATCGTGTAATGAGCAAGCCCAGAGGCAATGCAAAAATTATCCCGGTGAATCCAGATGGCATTTTTCTACCCTTTCAATCAGCATGGATCAAAGATACAAGTCGTCTGAAGCTGATGGAAAAAAGCCGCCAAATTGGTTTGAGCTGGTCGAGCGCGTATGCCTGTGTCGAACGTACAGCTGCGCATGATTCACAGCATGATCAATGGGTCAGCAGCCGTGATGACTTGCAAGCACGTTTATTCATTGAAGACTGCAAGCTCTGGGCAACAGTAATGAACATGGCGGCGCGCGATCTCGGCGAAATAGTTCTTGATGAAAAAGGCCGTGTCTCTGCTTATGTATTAGAGTTTTCTAACGGTAAACGCATCCACAGTATGTCGTCTAACCCAGATGCTCAGGCGGGTAAGCGCGGTGGTCGCGTGCTGGATGAATTTGCTTTGCACCCTGACCCACGCAAGCTCTGGTCTATCGCTTATCCAGGTATCACGTGGGGCGGCAGTATGGAGCTGATCTCCACTCACCGTGGTAGCCACAACTTCTTTAATGAGCTAGTTCGCGAAATCAAAGAACGCGGCAACCCTAAAAACATCAGTTTGCACACCGTGACTTTGCAGACTGCGCTAGATGACGGCTTTTTATTCAAGCTGCAGCAACGCTTACCTGCAGACGATGAGCGGCAGGCAATGGATGAGGCGCAGTACTTCGATTTTATTCGTGCGGGCTGTGCTGATGAGGAGTCATTTCAGCAGGAATATATGTGCAACCCAGCGAATGATGATGTGAAGTTTCTTGAGTACGGGCTCATTCTTGGCTGCGAATACATAGGTGGTGTGGACTGGCAACGCATTGAAGATGGCACTTTATTTTGCGGTGTGGATATTGGCCGTAAAAAAGATCTAACTGTGCTGTGGGTAGTAGAAAAACTTGGTGATGTGCTTTACACACGTCACGTAGAGTCGATGGAAAAGATGCGCAAATCCGACCAGGAAAAAATACTGTACCCATGGTTTGAGCGTTGCCATCGTATTTGTATTGATGCAACTGGCTTAGGCATCGGTTGGGCTGATGATGCTCAGGACCGGTTCGGTGAGCACCGCGTGGAGGCTGTCACCTTTACAGGGCCTGTCAAAGAAGCTTTGGCCTATCCCGTACGCTCAATGATGGAAGACCGTGCGATCCGTATTCCTGCAGACGCCACTATTCGTGCCGACTTACGCTTAGTGCAAAAGACGACGACAGCATCCGGCAACATTCGTTTTGTTGCTGAATCAACTGCAGATGGTCACGCTGACCGTTTCTGGGCGTTGGCATTGGCCATTCAAGCAGCATCTCAACCCGTAGCGCCTATTGGGTTTCGCTCTACAGGACGCCGCTCTAGTACTCGTGATCTCGCCAATGCTTTTGGCGGTGTGAGTGGCCGTACTCAGTTTGGAGGTTATTAATGAGTCGTTATATATCCACACCATCTGGAGTGCTGGTGCCAGAGTTCGCAGCAAAGACCAGTCGACCTGAGATGCATGAAATCGCCACCACCCGCGATGGTCGTGATATTACCCGTGGTTATTTAGATCCACTGTTGCTGCAGCAGCCTTCTGATGATGTGTTGCAGGTACGCGGCGCTGGCGATTACACCGTCTATAAAGAGCTGCTGCGTGACGACCAAGTAGGCGCATGCTTCCAGCAGCGCCGCTTAGCAGTCGTGAGCAAGGAAACGACAGTCGATCCTGGTGGTAAGCGTCCCATTGATATTGCTGCCGCAGACAGCATCCGTGAACAGATGGATGAATTAGGCTGGGATCGTGCTACCGATAAAATGTTATTCGGCGTCTTCTATGGCTTTGCTGTTGCAGAAGCCATGTGGGCCAAAGATGGTCGCCACGTAACCCTTGCCGATATTAAAGTGCGTGACCGCAGACGCTTTGGGTTTGACGGCCTAGGCCGTTTACGGCTTAAAACGACTAACAACCCAATGGGTGAGTTATTGCCGGAACAAAAGTTCTGGGCGTTCAGTACTGGAGCTGATCACGATGATGAGCCATACGGTTTGGGGTTGGCGCATTGGCTGTACTGGCCTACCTTCTTTAAAAAAGCAGGGTTGCGCTACTGGCTGGTGTTTCTAGAGCGCTTTGGTCAGCCAACGGCTAAAGGTGAGTATCCCGTTAACGCTAAGCCTGAAGATCAGCAGAAACTACTCGATGCCTTGCAAGCTATTAGTACCGATACTGGAATCATCGTGCCGCAAGGCATGACGATTGGCTTGCTAGAAGCCGCACGCAGTGGGACGGCTGATTACTCATCACTCTACGACAAGATGGATGCAGCCATTGCGAAAATGACCCTTGGCCAAGTGGCTAGCACCCAAGGGACTCCGGGACGATTAGGCAATGATGAGCTACAAGGTGATGTACGCCAGGACTTAATTAAAGCGGATGCTGACTTAGTCTGTGAGTCCTTTAACCGTTCTCTAGTGCGGTGGTTAACGGATTGGAATTACCCTGGCGCCGCATACCCGCGCGTTTATCGTAATGTTGAACTGGATGAGGATTTAGCTAAGCGTGCTGCACGTGATAAGACCATTGTTGACATGGGCTTTAAGCCAGCGGTTGGCTATATCAATGAAACCTATGGTGGTGAGTGGGAGGAAAAAGCCGTCAGTGCAGAGCCCGTTGTCGTACCTCAATTTGCGGCTCCAACTGCCACTGCGCCGATTGCACAACAAATGCTTGAGCAATCCCGCACGCAATTAGAACCCGCTACTAATATGTGGATTGAGCAAGTTCGAGCGCTAACTCATAACGTCTCCAGCTTGGAAGAGTTGCGTGACCAACTGTTGGAGTTATACCCAGATCTATCTTTGGAACGTTATGCCCAAGCCTTGGCTGAAGCTGGTGCAGCGGCACATTTAGCCGGGCGTGACGCTGCTGCGAGATCTGCGCAATGACAGCCGTGTACGGGTCACTGCCGTTCAATGAGCAGATAGAGTTTTTTCGAAAAAAACTCAACCTACCAACGCAGTCGTGGACAGATGTTTATGGTGCTGAACATGATTGGGCATTTATGGTTGCCGGTGCTAATCGTGATGATCTAGTCCTTGCATTTAGAGACGCTGTAGAGCGTGCTATCAATAGTGGCGAGACGCTTGAACAGTTTCGTCAGCGCTTTGATCGGGTTGTTACTGAGTTTGGTTGGGACTATAACGGTGGACGTAACTGGCGCAGCCGTGTCATTTATGAAACCAATTTATTCAGTAGTTACAGCACTGGCCGCTATCAGCAGCTTTACGCTATGCGCGAGCATTTGCCATATTGGCAATACCATCACAGTGATGCAGTGGAACATCCGCGTGAAGATCACCTCGCGTGGGACGGTATGATTTTGCGCTGGGATGACCCGTGGTGGCAGTATCATTTTCCAATTAACGCTTGGGGTTGTCAGTGCTCTGTCACCGCACTCAGTGAGTTTGATCTACAAATGATGGGGCGCTCAGTTGATACGGCTCCAACAATTGAATGGGAAGAGCGCGTCATTGGCCAGCGTAGCCCTGACGGTCCACGGACGGTGCGAGTACCTAAGGGGGTTGATCCTGGGTTTGAGCATGTGCCTGGTCAGTCGCGCTTAATCAGCAAAATACCGCCAGAGTTACCTGAAACACCTACTGGCTCCAGTGGTGCACCAGGGGTACCAAATCGCGCTGCTCTCGATCCTTTGCCTGCGCCACGAAAATTAGACAGCAGTTTGCTATTGCCAGAAAACTTATCTGATATGGAGTATGCACAAGCGTTTCTGGAGCAGTTTGGTGCGAGCGTAGACAAGCCGGTAGTTTATCAAGATGTTCTTGGAGACCGACTTGTACTGGGTGTTGATCTATTCAAGAACAGAAAAACAGGCCAGTTAAAGTCTAATAAAAACCAGCGTGGAAAGTTCTTAACAATTATCGCTAAAGCGATTACTAGCCCTGATGAGATATGGGTACGCGTTGAGCACATGGCATCTCAAGCAAAGCTTGTCTTGCGTCGTCGTTACTTAGCGCGCTTTCAGCTACCAGAACAGGATGTCCCTTCGTTAGCTGTGTTTGAAATAAGCGAGTCAGGCTGGACAGGAATTACGGTATTTAGTGGGCGTGACGATAATTATTTAGAAGATCAGCGCATAGGTGTTCGTTTGTATCGTCGTAAACAGGATTAAAAAACCTCAGCGCTGCCACACTGAGGTTACTGCAAGCGTAGGATTGGATGCCTTGGCAGAGGCCGCTCGCTTGATCAGTTTCAACTTCATTATAGGACAAGATTATGGCCGGTGTCAGAATAGAACTCTCCCATACGCACATCACAGCCGCTCTGAATCAAGCAGTCAATAGCCTGCACAACCCAGCACCGCTATTTCAGAACATCATTGAGTACCTCACCCGTATTCACCGTCAGCGTTTTACTGACCAAGTCAGCCCCGACGGTCAGGCGTGGCAAGCGTTGTCTCCGGCCTACCTCAAGAGAAAACGTAAAAACAAAGATAAAGTGTTATCACTCAACGGCTACCTGCGTAACACGTTGCGCGGCCAGTACACTGACTCAGAGATTGAATTCGGCACAGACAGAACTTATGGCGCTATTCATCAGTTCGGTGGAGATATCAATATTCCTGCTCGTAGCCAGCAAGCGTATTTCAAGCAAGGGCGCAATGGTCAGGTTGGTAATCGCTTTGTGAAAAAGAAGAACAGCAATTTTGCTCAATGGACGACCATTCAAGCGCATACGATTAAAATGCCTGCACGCCCATGGCTTGGCACCTCAACTGCTGATGATGACTACATACTTGCGCTAACAAAAAACTATATTGAACGTTATTTGCAATAGCGCCCCAGAGTGCGCTTTAATCACCAGCGCATACAAATACGCGTATAAAGACAAAGCTAACCTTGTAAATCGTTTATAAACGCCCACGCCTTGTTTTAAAACCTCCTTTCAAACTGTAAAACCACCATCCCCCCTTTAAGCATCTTTTGTTGTCTTTCAAAAGACTTAGCTACACCAACTACATGACCATGCAAACTCAAAGCAGATATTGAGTTTGATGCCGTGAAATTAATCGAAATATTTAAAACAGGTCAGCACACATCGGAAGATGGTTCCAGCTGGTCATTCCCTGCTGATGTTGTTCAGCAGTTTGTTGGGAACTATGACCCAGCTGTTTTTGCCGCTCCTTTGGTTGTTGGACATCCAACACTGGATGCACCGTCATACGGCCAAGCCGCCAAGCTAGCATTGAGCGGCGATATCGTCGTTATGGAACCTGCGCATGTTGAACCACAGTTTGCCGCCTTGGTAAATGAAAAGCGCTTTCCTAATGTGTCCGTCTCCCTGTTTCCTCCTACACATCCAGCTAACCCAAAAAAGGGCGAATGGTACTTACGCCATGTTGGTTTTTTAGGGGCTGCGGCTCCTGCTATTCCTGGACTCAAACCTGCCAGTTTTTCCGGTGATGCCAACGGCATTGTCACCATCCAGTTTGCTGCATCAGCAGCACAACCAAACCAGCAAGAGGAAGTAAACGTGCCCGACAAAGACGACAAAAACAAAACTGTTGATTTTGCCGCTCAACAGGCCGAGCTAGATAAGAAAGCGGCCAATATTGCCGCTCGTGAAAAAGCATTGGCAGATAAAGAAGCTTCAACTCGTTCGGCAGAAGTCGCTAACTTCGCAGCGGCCTTGGTTGATAAAGGTCAGCTTTTACCACGTGAACAAGCAGGTATTGAAGCGTTACTTAACACGCTCAATGAAGAACAGACAGTTAGTTTTGCAGCCCCTGAAGGAACAGTAAAAAAACCAGCGCAGCAGTTTATGCGTGAGTTTTTAAGCAGCCTACCAGCTCGCGTGAATTACTCAGAGCATTCAGCTGCTGACGATAACACCCCAGCTACCGCCAGCTTTGCTGCACCCACGGGTTACGGCGTGTCTGCTGAGCGAGCAGAGCTACATAACAAAATCGTTGCTTATCAAAAGCGGCACAACGTTGATTACACAACTGCCGCCGCTGCAGTTGGAGCGTGAGGACACATTTATGAGCGCACAGAAGAAACCAGTTTTAACGCTGACTCGTAAAGCAAGTACCACCCTTGTCAAATACCAGCTCATCACTGCGCTTGGCGCTATTGCAACAGCCGGTGAAAAAGCATTTGGCGCTGTAACCGTTGATGCTGAGGCTGGTGATGATATTGCTGTTGACGTGCTAGGCAGCACTGTTGTGATCGCTGGTGCAGCAGTTGCTGATGGTGCTGAAGTTGAAGTTGGTACTGATGGCAAAGTGATCACCGCAACAACAGGCAAGGTGGTGGGCGTTGCATTGCAAGCCGCTGCTGCAAACGAAGCATTTGAAATTCTAATTCGAGGTTAATCAGTCATGAATTCAAGACAAGTACGCATGGTTGATCCAGTACTAACGAATATCGCATTGGGCTATCAGAATGCCGAGTTCGTAGGTCACCATTTGTTTCCCCGTGCCAATGTGCAAGTCACTGGTGGCCAGGTTATCGAGTTCGGTACCGAAGCCTTCCGTCAATATAATTTACGCCGTGCGCCGGGCGCTAATACTGTGCAAGTGCAGTTTGGCTATGCCGGTAAGAAGTTTGCGCTAGTACAAGATGCAATCGAAGCCGTTGTGCCACGTGAATGGTTACGTGATGCGGCGGTTACTCCAGGCATTCAATTAGGCTCCCGCGCTGTTACGTTGGGTTTAGATATCGTGCAGTTGGCGTTAGAAAATGAACAGGCTGCACTAGCAACCAATGCGTCGAGTTATGGCACGGACAATAAAATTGATTTAAGTGCCAATAGCTGGGCTGATCCAAGTCGCAACCCGATCAGTGATGTTTCGCTAGCACAAGAAGCGGTTGGTGACGGTATTGGACGTGACGCAAACGTATTGCTGCTATCTGGCTCAGCTTTTGCGGCTCTGCGTAGTAACCCGCATATTCTAGCGCGCTTTCAAGGCTTGTCTGCTGGAGCTATTAGTCGTGAGCAATTGGCTCAGGTGTTGGACGTTGAACGCGTTGTCGTGGGCCGTGCTCGTACTGAAAACGCCAGCGGCAATATGGTTCGCAGCTGGGGAGATCATGCTGTACTTGCTTATGCAGCACCTGCTAACTCATCCGTAGAGCAGCCGTCCTATGGCTACACCTACACCATGGAAAGCCATCCATTAGTTGAAACAGCTTATTACGATAACAATCGTAAATCATGGGTTTACCCAGTGACTTATGAGCGTTCTGCTGAACTGACAGGTATTTCGGCGGGCTACTTATTCATTGGCGCAGGGGCTAAGTAATGAATATTTATCGTGTCCAGTACCCAGTCGGCTGGCAGGGTAAAACAATACCTGTCGGCGCGACTATTACCGCTCATGCTGAGCAAGTGACTCATCTATTGCAGCACGGTGCAATAGTTTTAGATGCAGTAGAAAGCCAGCGCCTAGAACATCTTGCAGCTGCTGCAAAAAATGAAACTGTCATGCCCCACGCCTTGCTGCCTGTTGATTCAAAACAAGTGTCAGATGCTGACACCTCGGCTACTGAAATCGAACAGCCGAGCAAGGTGAATGATGATCAAGTTGATGCAAAGACTACTGTTAATTTACATACGCTAAAGCTCGATGAACTAAAGCAAACCGCAACTGAGCTTGATCTGGATACAACGGGCGCAAAAACCAAAGCAGACTATGTTGCTTTGTTAGTGCCCCACGTGATCGTTTCTGATTCAGAGGTGGTTGAGTAATGGCATATGTCACTCATCTACAACTTGCCGAGCGCCCAGGCGCTCGTGAGTTAGCTCAAGTAGCCAGTAGCGAGCATCAGCCACTGGTTGCGTATGAACTAATGGAGCTAACGCTTCTAAATGTTGATCGCTCTGCTTGGCCTGCAGATGAAGTGACACATGCAGATGAAGCGTTGGAACGCATTGATGATGCCGTTGCTGATGCTGACGGCCTGATCGATGGGTTTTTACGTCAACGCGGGTATCCGCTACCCCTCAGCCCTGTACATCAGTTAGTAACAGTTTGGTCACGAGCCATTAGCCGTTATTACCTGCACGGTCATCGTCGCTCTTTGGAGTCTGATGATCCTATTGTGCGTGACTACCGTGAGGCGCTGAAACAGTTGCAACAAATGGCTGATGGCAAATTGAGCTTAGGCAGTGAGGACGGTGTAACGAGCGGAGCACCTGCCTACAAAAAAGGCTCAACCTTGTTGCGTGATGCGTTGAGGGATTACTAATGCAGATATTTGATACTGCATTGATTGAAGAGCGGTTACGTGATCCAAGCGTTGGATTAGAAAGTGTTTTCAGTGCAGCAGATTATGCAACGGCAAAAAGTTTGGCGGATTTTCGTCCGAACACAGCATATGTAATTTTAATTAGTGAACGAAATACAGCCGACACCACGCAACCCCGCTTTAAGTCAGCTGCGCAAGCGACCCTTGGGGTTGTCATTGCTGCGCGCAACTATCGTGGTCAGCACGGTGCTGCTGCATTACAGGACGTCACTGAAGTTGTAGGAAAAGTACGCACCGCGCTCGTAGGTTGGTCGCCGCAAGGTTGCTCACCGTGTGTTTGGCAACAAGGTGATGTGATGGATTATGACCGCAGTAACTTGCTGTGGATCGACGTGTACACCACTACTCATGTTTTGGGAGGCTCATCATGAGCAAGAAAGTTTCGGTTACGCTCCTGCGTGATCACACTCATGCCGGAATCAAATGCCCAGCGGGCAGTAAATTACAAGTATCGACGCTAACTCGCGACTGGATGCTTGCGCAGCAAATTATTCGTGTTGATGCTGAAAAACAGCAGGAGGCCACCGATGTCAAATAGACAAGAAACCTACCTTTTTGGTCAAGGCCGAGTCGAGATAGCCGAGCGCACCGGAGCTACTCTAGGCGAATGGGTGTGGCTTGGCGATGTCAGTGACATGTCGCTTTCATTTGAAGAAGAAAAGTTCACTCATAAAGAAAGTTACAGTGGTCAGCGTTCTGATGTGCGTGAACTTAGTGTGGGCACATCATTGAATACGAGCTTAACGATTCATGAGTTAAGTGCTGAAAACGTGGCTCGCTTTACACGTGGAACTGTTACAGCAATCGCCGAAGGAACCGTAACAGATGAGAGCTTAGGCACTGTCGCTGCTGGCGATATTGTTCAGTTGGAAAACTTAGGCGTGAGCGACTTGGTAATCAGTGACAGTACTGCAGTACCAGCAACGATTGATCCTGAGCACTACAGCGTTGACCCTTTTGGAGAAGTCGTTTTTACAACCTTGCCAACACCGTTGCCAACGATGCCTTTACTGGCCAGTTATAAACATACCTCAGCACAACAAGCAACGTTCCTTTCAGGGTCGAAAAAAGAGTATGCATTGCGTTATAAAGGAGAGAACTTGGCGGAAAATAATAAGCCGATACTTGTCGAACTATATAAAGTGTCACCGTCATTGCTGCAGACACTAAGCTTGATTACCTCAGGCAACCAGCTGGCCTCAGCGCCTGTTGAGTTTAAGCCCTTATTAGATACCAGCAAATCAGTATCCGATGGTCTTGGGCAGTATGGACGTATGGTGACGGTGGGTTATTGATATGTCTAAAAAAGGCACGATTAAAGCAACTCAAACACCGGCTGTAGCAACCAGTGATCTGGAGATTTTGTACCCCGACCAGCCTGTAAAAATTGCGGCCCGTAATATTACAGTTAGAGAATATCGTTTTGTAGAGGGGCTGCGCTTGCAGCCTCTTTATGCTGACTTTATAAATGATATTTTTGAGCGTGTGAAAGGCGGTGAGCAGCCAGAAATGCATCATGTTATTGAATTGCTAGGGCGTTATGAGTCTCAGCTAATCGAGCTAATTGCAGCCTCTGCTGATGTTAGCGTGGAATGGATTGCCGAGTTATCAGACGATGACGGCATGCATTTGATGTATGTTTGGTGGACGGTTAACGTCGCTTTTTTCATGCGTCGCGTACACAGCAGAATTGCCGCCAGCCGAGTTCTAGAAAAGACCAACTTAGATGGGGCGTAATTTACGCGACGCTGATAAAAAATGGACATGATGTACAGCAACTTAATGAATACACTCAGCGGCAACTAATATTGCATTATGAATGTATCAACGAGTTAGAGCAGCAGCTCAGAGCAAAAAACCTGATTGATATAAACATGGCTTTTGCCGGTGGTGATGCGGCAACTAAACACCTCAAGCTTCTCCTGCCTTAGCGCCCCTCCTGGGCGCTTTTTTTGTCACGCTTCAAATGACCGAGCACAGTATATAAGTAACGATACAAGCTCATGTTTTGTTGAGTTTGTACGCTGTTATGTCTAAAAAACTAGAGCTAGCATTACGCATAAAAACCGATATGCAGTCTGCTGTATCAGATCTCAATGCTCTGGATGCAGCGATAGATCGCGTTGGCGACACATCAGAGCGTGCCGATACAGCGATCAATGCCACTGCTCAAGCGATCACACGCAGTTCAGAAACGGCCGATCAGCAAACAGCTCGCTTACGTGAGATGGTGCGCGCCAGTTTGGCGCATGCTGATGCACAGCAATCAGTCCAGCAAGCAACTGAGCAAGTCACCCAAGTTAACGACCTATCGGTTAAGTCTTGGCATGAAGCAGCAGCGGCTCAAACCGCGGCAATGCAAGCGCACTGGGATACTGTGCGTGCAGCCGAGCAACAGGCTATTGCAGAGCAGCAAGCATCTGAGGCAGCAGCAGAAGCGAGTACTGAGCAAGATAAGCAAGCCAAATCCTTAAACAAGCTTTTAGGTCAGTTAAACTCGACTGAAAAAGCTCTTGCGCAGCTAGATCAACAGGAGCGCGAACTAGCAGAACACTTCCGGGCGGGTCGGTTGGATGCCAGCGCATATGGAAAAGCATTAGACGAAATCAAAAGTCGGCGTAATGCACTTCAAGGCCAAGCAGAGCAAGTTCAGAAAGTAAATAAAGAGCTGGGCGGTATGCCGCCTATGCTGAAGAAAATAGCGGTAGCTATCGCAGCAGCTTTTTCAGTACGTGAAGTAGCGAGAGCTACTGAAGCTTATACCTCTATTCGTAACCGTCTTGCGTTAGTCACTGAAGGCAGTATGGAGCTTGCACAAGCTCAAGATGCGGTGTTCCAAATCGCACAGAATGCACGTCAACCGCTCGAAGCTACGGCAGAACTCTATCAGCGTATTGCAACAAATTCTGATGAACTAAAAATATCCGCTTCTGGTGTTGCGGGCGTCGTGGAGACCATCAGTAAAACTTTAGCAATCAGTGGTGCATCTAGTCAGGCATCAAGCGCCGCTATGATTCAGCTCGGTCAGGCATTCGCATCGGGCACATTACGTGGCCAAGAACTTAACTCTGTTTTAGAGCAAGCTCCAGCCTTAGCCAAAGCTCTGGCTGCTGGCTTAGGAGTGAATATTGGAGAGCTCAGAAAGCTAGGGGAAGAGGGAAAGCTAACAGCTGAAAACGTCATTCAAGCATTGCAAAGCCAAGGCGCTGCTGTTGATGAACAGTTTAGTAAAATAGAGGTAACTGGTGGCCAGGCAATGACAGTGCTTGGTAATAGCTTAGTGAAAGTAATAGGTGAACTAAATGATGCCACTGGAGCTGGCACAGCATTTGGTGAGTCTATTATGCAGCTGTCTGAATGGCTTGACTCTGGCGTGCTGACCGATGGCGTAATTGCATCGTTTGCTGTGTGGTCTGGTGTCTTTGATGCCATGAGTCAAGACTTAGCATCATTGCAACTTGATCTTGATTCATTGGCTGACGGCGGTGAAAGCACTGCACAGTTCCTTGCAAGGGCTTTTTTAG